TTTATTCTTTCAAGCACTTTACTTCAAGCTGGTATTCATCTTGAGTAACCTTGATCTTAATATTCTTATATTTTCGTTTGTTTGGATCCATTGCCGAGCCAGCCACTTCCTCAAAAAAGCTACGATCATTCATTAGCTCGCCATACGCTTTATAGCCTAATAAAATCTTTTCAGGCTTTTTACCTTCAGTCACTAATTTACCGAGAGTATCTTCTAGTTTTCTAACAGTTAAAATCGCCATTTCAATTAGAGCTCAAAAACAAAAAGACATTATCACTTAATTTTATGAATAAATAATGTCAAAAAAGCCCACCTTTCGATGAGCTTCTTTTGGAACCAAGTGCATTATTTACACTTCGGTCACTTATAACACAAAATAGCATATTCGCATTTAAACGCAAGTTATTTAATCATTTTAAGCGAAGTCTTTTGTCATGACCTACCAGATAGTAACTTCCTGCAAAAACCATATTGTTAATTGAGCTTCGACTTAAGGTAAATTCTTTCTCCATCTGGCTTAATGACATCCCTCTTACATTCTTCTCAATGAATAATTGAACCGCACGCTTACCAGACTCACAAACCGAACTAGACTTATTAAAATCTACAATCAACTTCCGCACCTGCTCAGCTTCAAAATCATTAATCTGGCAAATAACCTGATCCTTACGCGGTGCCACCCCTTTGTTATTTTCAAGAATCAGCCAGTAAATCTGATTTACCCCAAGTGAGTCCGGCTCATGTCCTGACTTCATGCGTGAAATCTGGATGTATGCCCCATACTGCTTAAGCCAATCTTCAATACTAAAACGATCCCAGTTCATAATTTCTGCCTTAACCATCGCATTCATCCCTATTCCCTCAAATCAAACTCAAATCTAAAATTGTCATCGTGCCCCAATGCACTGCACCGGTATCGATCCAGTAGCAGTTATCGCGCTTACATGGCTTCTGAGTGACTGTGTGCCCCATGATTACCGCATCAACTCCTGAAACATGGG